ATAGCAATTATATTAGTTTTAGGCTTAAGTTCTTATTATTTATATAATCAAAATCAAATACTGTCTAAGAATAATGCACTACTAGAAGGAGCAATAGCTACACAAGAAGAAGCAATCAAGTCTATACAAGAAGACTTTGAGTTACAAACAGGACAATTAAATGAGTTAAGTATTAAAAGCCAAGCAGCACAAAGAGAATTAAATAGATACACAAAATTCATACAGAACTATGAACTGTCTGCAAAAATTCTTGCAGATCCAATAAAAATGGAAAGGAAAATAAATAATGGTACAAAACATATCATGGAAGAAATCGAGAAACTTAGCAGTACAGTTGACTCTCTTGATGATGGTTTGCAGTTGCAGCCTAATTCCCAGTAAAGAAATAGAAGTTACAGCAAAGCCACTAGAAAGAAAAATAGTGCAGCCAGTCATGCCTAGAGAGATTGATTTGCAAGAGCCTATGTGGATTGTAATAACTCCTGATAACTGGGAAGATCAATTAGCAAGGATAGAAGAACAAGAAGGCGAGTTGGTATTTTTAGCAATGACAATACCAGATTATGAAATCATGGCTTATAACATGCAAGAATTAAAAAGGTATATAAATGAACTTAAAGAAGTTGTTGTGTATTATAGAACAGTTACTACAAATACAGAGGAATAAAAATATGAAGATATCAATAGAAGGATTATCGTTAATTAAAAAGTTTGAAGGTTGTGAATTAAATTCTTATAAATGCGCCGCGGGAGTTGCAACCATTGGTTACGGAAGCACTCATGGAATACAAATGGGTATGTCTATATCTAAAGCAAGAGCGGAAGAATTATTACTAGAAGATATTTCTAAGTTTGAAGATATAGTTGATAAGGCAGTTACAGTTGCTTTAGATCAACATCAATTTGATGCGTTAGTATCTTGGACATTTAACTTAGGTGGTGGCAATCTTAACTCTTCTACTATGTTAAAAGTTATAAATGCAGGTGACTATGAAGATGTACCTGAACAAATTAAAAGATGGAATAAAGCTAATGGTAAAGTATTAGAAGGTCTTATAAGACGTAGAGAAGCAGAAGCTTTACTTTTTGCAGGCAAGGAGTGGCACGAGGTTTAATATGCCATTAACTAAATTACAATTTACTCCAGGCATCAACAAAGAGATGACTGATCTTATGGATAAAGGCGGATGGTCTGATGGTAATTTGGTTAGGTTTAGAAAAGGAATGCCAGAAAAAGTAGGTGGTTGGACTAAAGCAGTTACTGATTCTTACTTAGGAACAGGCAGAGCTTTAATAGCATGGGTTGATTTAGACTACACAAAATATATAGGACTAGGAACAACTTTTAAATACTATGTAAACTCTGGTGCAGATTATTTTGACGTAACACCAATCAGAGCTACAACAACTAATGGTATTGTCTTTGCTGCAACTAATGGCAGTACAACCATTACAGCTACTGACAATGATCATGGAGCTGTAGTAAATGATTTTGTTACTATCAGTGGTGCTGTTAGTTTAGGTGGGGCTATTACTGCCGCTGTATTAAATCAAGAATATCAAGTTACTGCTATACCAAGTGCAGATACATTTACCTTTACAGCTACAGCTACAGCAAATTCAAGTGATAGTGGCAATGGTGGATCAGCTGCCGATGCTGCCTATCAAATTAATGTAGGGCTAGATGTTTATGTGCCATCAACAGGTTGGGGTGCAGGTACATGGGGATCTGGAACCTATGGTTCTGCTAGTGCTTTATCAGAAACAGGACAGCTTAGGCTTTGGTCACATGATGCTTTCGGAGAAGATTTAATACTTAATCCTAGAGCTGGTGGTATTTATTACTGGGATGAATCAAGTGGAACAAGCGCTAGAGCTGTAGCTATTAACACTTTAAGTGGAGCTAATCTTGCGCCAACTCTAGGATTACAAACCATAGTAAGTGATATCGACAGACACGTTATTGTTCTAGGCGCTGATCCTATAATTGGTAGTGCTAGATCAGGCGCTATAGATCCTTTACTTATAGCGTTTTCAGATCAAGAAAGTATTACAAATTGGGAACCAACATCAACAAATACAGCAGGCTCTTTAAGGCTATCATCTGGATCACAAATAGTTGGTGGTCTAAGATCAAGACAAGAAATTCTTATTTGGACTGATACTGCTTTATATAGTATGCAGTTTATAGGTGCTCCGTTTACTTTTGGATTAAATCTAGTTAATGAAAACGTAGGACTTATATCTCCTAATGCTATGGTCAATGCACCTGATGGAGTTTATTGGATGGCTAGAGATGGCTTCTACACTTACTCAGGATCTGTTAAGAGATTAGTATGTAGTGTATTAAACTATGTATTAGATGATATTAATAATACACAATCATTTAAAGTATTAGCCTTTACCAATAGAGAGTTTAATGAAGTTGGTTGGTTCTATCCATCTTCTTCTTCTGAAGAAATAGATAGCTATGTAACCTATAACTACCAAGAAGGTGCTTGGAGTATAGGTAAACTTTCAAGAACAGCATGGATGGATGACGGCGTGTTTGAAAAACCTAGAGCTACAGGTAAAGATAGTGATGGCGATGGCTACTTATATATACATGAAAGTTCAGATGACGATGATGGTCAACCTATGGATAATGTTTTTATAGAGTCTGGTGATATAGATATAGAAGAAGGTAATCAGTTAGCTTTTGTAAGCAGAATTATTCCAGATGTTAAATTCTTTGGAGAATCCTCAGCAGAAGCACAGATTAACTTTGTATTAAAAACTCGTAACTTCCCTGGAGACAGCTTAACAACTAACTCAACAAGTATTATTAAAAGCACAACTCAACAAGCATTTACACGTGCTAGAGGCAGACAACTTGTTCTTAGAATTGAGTCAGATGATGATGCGACAGCAGGAAGAACTGGGTTTAAATGGAGATTAGGAGCAAGTAGAATTGATGTTAGAACTGACGGCAGAAGGTAATGGCCAAGCTTCTTGCAACTAGATTACCACAGGCAGGCAATGAGGTTGACGCAAATGTATTCAATAGATTAATAAGAGTACTTGAATTAAACCTAGGGACATTTGATCCAAACTCTACGCCACAGTTTAATGATTCTCAAATTACCACTTTAGCTTTTAATGCAGGTGATGTAATATGGAATACATCTATTGATGTTTTACAGGTTTACACTGGCAATCAATGGATACAGTTACACACTCCGAAGAATCCACAAGGCTTCGAGATGGCTGCATCATTAGGATCTGTTTCCGTACAAACAGACGGAAATATATCAATTAACGTATCTAGTTCTTATGAAGGGTGGAATATAGAAAAATGGTACACTTAAACTAAAATTGTATATAATTTAAGCATGAAGAAAATATCGCAAGGAAACAAGGGGATACAAGCATTAGCTAAAAGTAATCCCTCTTTAGTTGAAAACAAATTTGGTTATGATGTCCCAGGATTTATGTATGGCGGTATGCCTATGAGTTACATGGGCGGCGGTGATGTTCGTTATATGAATGAAGGTGGTATGCCAGCAACTCCAGTAATGACTCCAGGTTCTTCTATTTCTTCTACTAATATAAATACTCCAGATATAATACCTGGTAATCCTGAAGCTTTAGATGATGTTATGAAAGATTTTAACAAGTTTGAACAAAGTTTAGAACAAGATAATTTTGTTAGTTTTGCTGATGGTGGAATAGCAATGTTTGCTAATGGCGGAATGATGGATATGTTTAAAGATGATCCTTTTAAAGACACAGGCAGTTTTAATTTATCTAGCTCTACAGCATTAACTCCAATTCTTAATCCCGAAACAGGTAAATATGAATTATATGGAAAAGAATATGATTCATTTGAAGAGGCTATAGCAAGTAGTGTTGGTGATACAGAAAATGTAAATGATAATATTAATAAAAATAAAATGATTGAAATGGGATCTAGGCTTTTTAGTTTAGGATCAGGTGACGGAATGCCTAACACTCCAGTAATGTCACAAGGACAAATGATTAGTAGAGGCGGTGCTTCAAAAGTTCCT